GCGCTTATACGCTGTTGAGGAGTTTGTAAAAAAAGGATTGACGAATGACAAGATTGCTGAAAGTATCAAGGCTCTCGGGTATGCCAAAGAGCAGATACGAGCAGATAGTGCTGAAAAGAAATCAAATCAGGAATTGCGAAATCTTGGAATCCCTCGGGTTGTTGATGTGCAAAAAGGACCTGGATCAGTTATACAAGGGATTCAGTATCTCTTACAGTACGATTGGATTGTTGATGAAAGATGCGTGAAGCTAATTGAAGAACTTGAAAATTATACTTGGAAGAAAGACAAAAAGACAAATGAGTACATAAATGAGCCAGTAGATAGCTATAACCACTGCATCGATGCGATTAGATACGCTTTGCAAGACAGAATATATAAATCAAACATCAAACTATTTAAAGGAGGTTTTTAAAAATTGGCAAAAGTTTTTGTAAACAAACGGAAAGTAATTACAACCAATAGCGATGTAGTGACTGAAGAAATCGTTACTGAAGCGATTAGGCTTCACATGAGTAAGCTAGTTAAGAATTATGTTGAGAGTGAGGATATGTACCTATCACGACATGAAGTATTGAAAATGCCTAAAAAGGATAGCTGGAAACCCGACAATCGATTGGTGTTCAATTATGCTAAGTACATTGTCGATACGTTTACAGGTTATCAGATTGGTGTTCCAGTTAAAATCAAACATGAGGACGAGAACGTGAACGAGTTTGTCTCAAGTTTCCGTAAAATCAATGACATGGAAGACTCAGAGTTCGAGCTTGCAAAAATGTCAAGCGTGTTCGGACATGCTTTTATTTATGTGTATCAAGATGAATATAAACGAACTAGAGCGACATACAATAGTCCGATTAATATGTTTATCGTCCATGATAACAGTATTGAGGAAAGACCATTATTTGCCGTGAGATATACGTTTAATGAAAACAATCAAACAGGAGTCGGACAGGTTATCACAAACGACGAATTGATTGATGCTACATTTACAACTGGTGGGGCGGTAAGGTTCGGTGAACGCACTCAACACATTTACAACTCAATCCCAGTAGTTGAATTGATTGAAAATGAAGAGCGACAATGTATTTTCGAGAGTGTGAAAACATTGATTAATGCTTTAAATAAAGCAGCAAGCGAAAAAGCGAACGATGTAGACTACTTTGCGGACGCTTATTTGAAAGTTCTAGGAGTAGAGCTACAGGAAGAAGACGCTAGTCAGATTAGAGAGAATAGAATTTTCAATCTATGGAAGAATGGCGACGGTGCTTTGCCAGAAGTTGCTTTCCTTGAGAAACCAAGTTCAGATACAACGCAAGAGAATTTGATTAGTTTATTGAAAGAGTCTATTTTCGCTATCTCAATGGTAGCCAATATGTCTGAGTCTGAGTTCGGTAACTCGTCTGGTACGGCTTTAGCTTTCAAATTACAGGCTATGGATAATCTTGCTCGAATGAAAGACAGAAAGTTACAATCTGCATTCAATCGCTTGTATCAAATTGTGTTCAGTGTGCCTTTGACAACTGTTTATGAGGATGCATGGACAGGCTTATCCTACACGTTTACTAGAAATGTACCAAGAAATCTTCTGGAAGAAGCGCAGATTGTCGGACAGTTATCTGGTCAAGTGTCAGAGGAAACTAAGTTATCTGTTTTATCTATCGTTGATGACCCGCAAAAAGAAATCCAAAGAATGGAGCGTGAAGAGGAAGCTGCGGGCGACCTTGAGACTCGTTTGGAAAAACAAAAAATCTACTCAGACGCTGAAATAGATGAAAGCAAGAAGGTTGTAGCTGATGTTGAATAACGAGTATTGGGAAGATAGATACCGTGCGGAAGAAAAGGCTAGGGAACTAGCGGATAAGCGAGTAGCTTTTCAATTGCAAGGTGTCTATCAACAACACGCCAACAACATTCAAAAAGAAATCGATAGTTTTTGGCAAAGGTATGCTGATAAAGAAGGCATCACAAAGTTAGAAGCTAAACAACGAGCAGATAGTCTTGATATGGTTAATGTCGGGTTTAAAGCTAAGCAGTTAGTCGATCGCGCTAATCGTTTGAGAAAACGTGGCCAGAAAGTAACTAGCGAGGATTTCACAAAAGCAGAAAATGACTTGATGAGATTGTATAACTTGAAGATGAAAACAAGTCGTCTTGAAGTGCTTCAAGCGAATATTAAGCTGCATCAGTATGATTTAGCTTTGAGTGAGTTTGAAATCATTGATAAGCACTTGATTGAATCAATCAGACGTGAAAATCTGTTTAGTGCTGGTGTTTTGAATATGACACTCGGAAGTTTTGAATCTTCAAAAATATCTGCTGATTCTATCGTGTATGCCAATTTCAACAACGCGAATTGGTCCCAAAGAATTTGGGAAAGACAGAACGAATTAAGAAACATTGTTAAAAAAGGAGTTGCTGATACTGTTTTAAGAGGTAAAGGCACAAACGTTCTGATTAACAGTCTTAAAAAAGAGTTTGATGTTTCGTATAGCTACGCTAGACGGTTAGCAGTAACGGAATCAGCAAGGGTATACTCAGAGGCACAGGAGGCCAACTATAAGGCTAATGGTGTTGAATGGTTTGAAGTCATGACCGAATTAAAAGCGTGTCCGATTTGCCAACCGTTCAACGGGAGAATCTTCAAAGTATCAGAGATGGTTCCAGCATTGAACGCTCCACCATTTCATCCTAACTGTAGATGTACGACGGTTCCGCATTTTATGATAGATCCAAAGCGCTTAGGGAAAGATACTGAAAAAGAAATAAACCTGAACGGAGATACTATTAGCGAATTCAATGAACGTAAAACTATTGATAAAGCTATAAAAAGTGGTAAAATAGTAAGTGTATCAGGGACTACAATTGGACACACACCGCCTGGCAAAAGAGGTTTGCCTAATAGTGTAGTTCAGCATGATGCTACAAACGGAGATGTACTGGGTAGAACTTACTATGGTGCTAGAGGTTTTAAAACAAAAGATATTCATTTTACAAACCATAAACAACCAGCACGTCATCCTTATGGAAAAATCGGAGAACATGCTCATGATTTTGTATTTGATGATGAAGGTAAGTTTGTTAGTAGAAATACTAGGGAATTAACAGACGACGAAAGAAAGGAGAATCAAGATATATTATGGCGATATTAGATGATTTACAAGCGTTATATGATAATGGATGGGACGCTTCTTTTAATTATAATGGTCAAGTATGTGGCATTTTTCCTAATTCTGTTTATGATATTGTTGTTGTTATTGCGGACAAAGAATATAGAGCATCTTCTTTTGATGATTTGATTTCTTTGCAGATTGAAGGAAAAACTTTACCGGAAATCATGAACGAGGTTGAAGTACAATATGGCTAAAGCACCTAGAGAGATCTAAGTGCTTTTTTTGTGCTCAGAAATGAGTGAGAAATGAAATATCAAAAAATAATTTAACCGTATGGAATCCCGTACGGTTTTTTTATTGTCCAAACTTTGACGACATTAAAAGCTAAGGATAATCAGTCCACTCTGGACTTAAAAAGGAGGGCCTAAAATGGCAGAAGAAATTAAAGAAACTGTAGTTGAACCTGAAATTGAACAAGCTAGCGGTCAAGAAGAGGAAAAAACTACAGAAAAAACATTCACACAGTCACAGCTTGATGAAATCATTCAGAAAGAGAAAGCTAAGGCCAAGCGTTCTGCTGAAAAAGAGTATCAAGCTAAGATGGATGAAGCTGAAAAGTTACGTAAGATGAACGAGGTTCAGAAAGCAGAGTATGAGCAAGAAAAACAAAGAGCATACATCGCTGAACTCGAAGCTAAAATCAACCGTAGCGGACTAGAGCGAGAAGCTTCTAAAATGCTTTCTGAGGGCGGTATTGCAGTTGATGATAAAATCCTAGGCTTAGTTGTTAAAGATACCGCAGAGAGCACGCAAGAAGCTGTAGAGAGCTTTGTAGCTTTAGTGAATGACCTAGCTGACAGAAAAGTTGGCGAAAAATTAAAAGGTAAGACACCTAAGAAGATGGAAGACACTTCTGCTGGTGAGATTACCAAAGAACAATTCAACAAAATGGGGTATCAAAGCAGAAACGAATTACTGCAAAATAACCCAGAACTATATCACAAATTGAAAGGATAAAAATATATGACACAAACTAAAATTGCACAAATGGTAAATCCTGAAGTTATGGCTGACATGGTTTCAGCTAAATTACCAAAAATGATTAAATTTACACCACTTGCTTACGTTGAACGTGAGTTAGTTGGACAACCAGGAAACACTTTAACAGTTCCAAAATGGGAATATTCTGGTGATGCCAAAGACATCGAAGAAGGCGTAGCAATCGAGCCTGACCAATTGACTACTAAGAAGTCTACAATGACAATCAAAAAAGCTGGAAAAGGTATCGAACTTACTGATGAAGCGGTTCTTTCTGGTTTAGGCGACCCGATCGGTCAAGCAACACATCAAATCGCTTTAGCTATTGCTAACAAAGTAGATAATGACTTAGTTGAAGAAGCTAAAAAAGCTACTCAATATGTCGATGATGCACCTACAACAGGAGATGCACTTGATAAAGCCTTAGCAGTATTCTCAGATGAAGAAGATGCACATTATGTTGCAGTTATCAATCCAGAAGATGCGATCGCATTACGCAGTAACACAGTAAAAGAGTGGTTACGTGGTTCAGAAATCGGTGCAAATACCGTTGTTTCTGGAACTTTTGGTGAAACGCACGGTGTTCAAATCGTACGCTCTAAGAAAGTTACTAAAGGAAAAGGTTTCTTGGTTAAAATTTCAGCAGTTGAAACAGATACAGACGATGTTGCTAAATATGGTGCGTTCGTTATTAACTTAAAACGAGACGTGGCTGTCGAAACAGACCGTGACATTTTAAAGAAAACAACTGTTATTACTGGCGATGAACATTACGGTGTTTACTTATACGATCCAACAAAAGTTGTAAAATTCGGAGGTGCTTAATGGGAATGTTGTTAAGACGACATTACCCACAAAAGCCTGTTGAAACTGAAGCTATTAACTATATCGAATTAACAGTTAAAGAGTTACAAGATATTGCAAGAGAACGTGATATCAAAGGTTATTCAACGCTAAACAAAGAGGAACTTATCGCAGTATTGGAGGGATAACATGGCAAATATCGCTCAAGCAAAGATATTGCTAGGGATTGAGGATGAACTTCAAGATAAGTTACTAACAACCATAGCGACGTTGACAACCGCTAACTTTTTAGCTTACGCGGGCGTGGATGATGTCCCTGAGGGCCTTGAGTATATTATTACTGAGGTCATTATTAAACGATTCAATAGAATAGGCGCTGAAGGGATGACTAATCATTCCTTGGAAGGTACGTCTATGACATTTAACTCTGATGATTTCAAAGATTACGATAGCGTAATTAAGCGAGTTTGTTCAAAAACATTTAATGCGGGGTTTAAAATGCTATGAGATATAACGAAAGAGTGGAGATTATTACTAATCAACAAGAAGAGTACAATCCAGAAACAGGCGAATATACTTCTAATGAAGGCGAAAAATTGATTGTCCCAGTTTATGTTATGGACTTGGGCGTTGATAAACAAGTCGCAGTTTTCGGAGAGTATAAACGAGGTTCAAAAGTGGTTTATTTCCAAAACACGCCTAAAATCTCATTCACTTATCTAAACTATCGCAAAGAACGCTATAAATGTAGAGCAGATAAACAGTCTGGAAGAGTATTCTATTTAGAGAAGGATAATTCTGTTGGGTAGCTTACAATTTGAATTAAAAGGCCTTGAAAAGCTTCAAACTAAACTTCAAAGAGTCGCTAAAATGGAAGAGGTTGAGCGCATCGTTGAGAAACACGGTACTGAAATGCAGAAAAAAGCAGTAAACAACGCTTCCAAGTTCAGAGGGCACTATGAGGGTCGAGGCAAAAATAAACATTTTGTCAAGCCAACAGGGGCGACTAAACGTTCTATCTCTGTTAACAGTAGCAAGATAGATAGATTTAGATATAGAGTGGCTCCAGGGACTGCTTACGCTGCTTACGTTGAATTAGGAACTCGCAAAATGAGCGCACAACCGTTTATCAAGCCAGCTTTTGACGAACAGAAGAAACTATTTAAAGACGATTTGGAAAGGTTGGTTAAATGAAATCAAGAGAACAAGCAGTTTTTGACAGCGTATTTAAACGTTGCCAGAATTTAGGGTATAAGACATACGACTATAAACCAGACGACAATGTGCCTTATCCGTTCGTTGAATTTGAGGATACGACTTCTATACTCGTTCCGAATAAAACGGATGTAAAAGGCACAGTCGAATTAGTTTTGTCGGTGTGGAGTACCCGCAAGAAACGAAAACAAGTATCGGATATGTGTTCGAGTATCCTAGCAG